GTTTTATTTGGTTCTGAGCCTTTCAGTAGTGCTTTAAGAATGAGTAATATAAAGAATTATAAATATGATTGGATTTGGAAAAAGTCTAAATGTGGAAGCCCTTTTACAGCAAAATACAAACCTCTTACAAAGCATGAAAACATATCAATATTTGAAAAAAAAGGAAACAAAACTACATATAACCCTCAAATGCTAGAAGGGAAGCCTTATAAAAGAAAATGGACACCAAATAAGACTAATAATATGAAATATGGTATCAAAGGGGTAGAGACAGACAATAAAGGAACTAGACACCCAGATTGTATACTAGAATTTCAGCAAAAATGGAGAAGACAAGACCAAGTTCATCCAACTCAAAAACCAGTAGCACTAATGGAATATCTAATAAAAACCTACACAAACGAGAGTGAGTTAGTACTTGATTTTACAATGGGTAGTGGCTCAACATTAGTAGCGTGTAAAAATCTAAACAGAAATGGAATAGGAATTGAACTAGACGATAAGTATTTTGAAATAGCAAGGGATAGAATTGGTGATTGACTTACACAAAGGCGATTGCCTTGAAGTTATGGATAATCTGATAGCAGAGGGTGTTAAGGTTGATTTGGTGGTTACAAGCCCACCATACGATGATTTACGTAGTTACGATTCATCAATAAATTTTGAAGATGTTGTCAAAAAACTTTATTTAATACTCAATGATGGTGGGGTTGTTGTTTGGAATTGCAATGACAAGACTAAAAATGGTTCAGAAAGTTTAACATCGTTCAAAACAGCAATATTATTTGTCGAAAATGGATTTAGATTAAATGACACTATGATTTGGGAGAAAACAAACCCAATGCCTCAAGTCAAACAATCAAGATATAACCAAGTTTTCGAATACATGTTTGTTTTCTCCAAAGGAAAGCCAAAAACATTTAACCCCATTATGGTTGAATGCAAGACTGCAAATACACAATACAAATCTACATGCAAACAAATATCCAAAGACAATGTGAGAATTAAAAAAGAACTTACTATCAAACCACAGAAGGTCGATAGCAATATATGGCAAATGGCAGTTGCACAAAATAAAACTGAACATACTGCTGTATTCCCATTGGAGTTACCAACACGACATATAAAGTCATGGTCAAACATAAATGATTTGGTACTAGACCCTTTTATGGGGAGTGGAACAACAGGCATTGCATGTAACAACTTAAATAGAAATTTCATCGGCATTGAAGTAGACGAAACATATTTTGATATAGCAAAGAATAGAGTTATAACAACATTAAAAGAATGGTTTGATTAAGGAGAAACATGGCATTAAATGAAAGCAAAGATATAAATGTACTAAGAAAATTTGACATCGACCTATCTTGGGGTCAGAATTGGGAAAAATACATTGACAACATATTTTCAGGGGTATCAACGTCAGAGGTTAAATCAGAACGTGACCAATGGCACAGGACTGGGAACATAGCAATCGAACTTGCATGTTATGGTAGACCATCTGGATTGGCAACTACCGAATCAGATATATGGGTACATAATCTAATTAAAGATAATGAACACATTTGCACACTGATGTTCAAAACACAAACACTGAGAAACTTTATTGAAAAGATGAACCCACGTACAATCTACGGTGGTGACAATAACGCATCTTTATTGTGCTTAGTACCAATCAAGGCATTAATTAACGAAGTAATGCTGTAAATGGTTGGTTTAGACGAATTCTTTACGTTATCCTCTTCCGACGAGGATAAAAAATCCAATGACTTTTTACGTTTCAAAGAACGTGATGTAAAGGCGAAGGATATATTTAGAATAAGTGAAATTCCAAAAAACACAGCATATAACTTCGTATCTCAATATCATTACTTGGGTAAAGCAAAATTCTTTGCAATATTCTCATACGGTTTATTCTACGAACATGATTTAATCGGAGTTGCTACCTTTTCAAATCCACAGGGGAACGTGGCATTAAAAGGATGGTTTGGGTTAGAGAACACTGACCAAAGCGTACTTGAATTAAGTCGTCTTTGTTTGTTGCCTGAATTAAATGGAACAAATGCAACATCGTACTTACTAGGTAATAGTATGAAGATGTTGAAAAAAGACCACAAAATACGTGCTGTAATCACACTCGCAGATGATAGCCGTCATGTTGGTTCTATCTACCAAGTATGTAATTTTAAATACTACGGGTTATCTAATCCAAAATCAGATTTCTTTAGGGCATCTGATGGCAAGGTAAATCCTCGTGGTGAAACTAAAAACACAGAAGGGTTATGGATTACAAGAACACGTAAGCACCGTTATTGCTATACATTAGACAAGGGATTGAAATGTCTGTTATCTGAAGTTGATACGAAACCATCACTTGACAAAACATCAACTTATTCATGCTGTGGAGGCGAAGGTACTATGCATGATAATAGATTCAATAAGACTTACACATGTCCAAAATGCTCAGGTGGTATGAAAGAAATATACAATGGAAATGAAGTGGAACAAGTAACTGATTCACCATTAGGAGATTGGTTTGGTTGATTTACACAATGGCAATTGCTTAGATGTTCTAAAAACATTATCAGATGATTCTGTCAATACATGGATAACATCGCCACCGTATGCAAAACAACGGGATTATGGTGGTGCTGAGTCAGAAGATTACTTATCGTGGATTTCACCGATGTTAGTTGAAATAAAACGAACCATGACATTGGATGGAAGTTTCTTTTTCAACATAAAGGAACATTGCCATAAGGGTCAACGAGATTTATACGTGTATAAACTTATAATCCACATGGTCGAATACTTGGGATTCAGGTTCGTTGATGAATTCATTTGGAACAAAACAAACCCATTTCCAACAGGAAGTAAAAAGCGCCTAAAGGATGGGTGGGAAAGAATATACCATTTCACAAAAACAAATGATTATAAGTTCTTCCCAAATGAATGTTTGATACAGTCCACCTCAAAAAACCTAGAACAAGAAAAGAAACGTAATAACATCGGTAGAAACCTTTCGACTAATGGAAGTGGTATGAATATGAGTAAACGTATATCAACTGATATGGTTAGACCAAGTAACGTCATCACAGGCAGTTCATCCAATTTGAACATTGAACATCCTGCTGTGTACCCAAGTTATCTACCCGAATTCTTTATTAAATTAACTACTGAAGCAGGAGATACCGTTGGAGACATGTTTATGGGTTCAGGAACTACTGGTATTATTGCTAAAAAAATGAACCGAGATTTCGTGGGCATCGAATTGGATAAGAGTTATTTCAACCTAGCAAAAAAACGAATCGAAGCGCCAACGATTGGAAATTGGTTTGAGTAAATTCACTGTTTCTCAAATTAATAAAAATAAAGCAGGGTTGTTCACGCAACAACTGCATTATAGCCCTGTGTTCCCAAAACTAACCAAACATTACCTAGGAATACATTTAGATGATGAACTAGTTGGCGTGTTGACATTAGGGTGGGGGACTCAACCAAAAGGAACAATCAAAAAATTATTTCCATCGTTAGATACCATTGATTACCTAGAGATTGGAAAAATGTGCATGACCGATGAAATGCCAAGAAACTCTGAAACACAAATGCTAAAGGCAGTTGTTAAATGGATTAAAACCAATCGACCGGATGTGACTCTACTATATACAATGGCAGATGGTATTATGGGAAAGCCTGGATATGTGTACCAAGCATTTAACTTTTGGTACGGTGGTAGTTATTGGACAGACTCATTTATGACAGAGGCGGGAGAGAAAGTACACCCTAGGTCAATGAGGGGTGTTCTCGCTGAGAATGCTGAATGGTTACGCGAAACAACTGATTGGAATAAAGAAAGATTGTTTTGGCCAACTATTGGCTACCTTAATAAAATAAACATGCGAAGAATCAAAGGGTTAATGTTTAGATATATGTATCCGTTAAACAAACGTGGGAAACAGTTGCTTAAGAAAAATGCAGATTGGCAACTAAATTCAGGTTATCCAAAGGTAACGGATTTAAAGTGGAAGGAGCAAACTATCAACGGTTACGTGGAGGTTGAACAACCTGAATTTAATTATGACAATGCAGTTATTAATAAAAAGAATATAGAACAATTCAAACAGTACGAAAATATGGAAAAATGGTTTAACTAACGTTCCATGTGAATTTCATATGGCATGTGCTAAATAATATTATAGTTATAAAAAATCCTCAATTAAGAGGATTTTTGTTTAACTTATTTCTTTTATTAAATCCTACGAACCATTACTTATTTCACCTGTGTTCTTAATACGAACAGGAATGAAAATAAATTCAACTGCTTTAACAGGCTCGATGGCTATATCGACATATAACTCACTTCTGTCAATTCTTCCAGGAGTGTTATTACTGCCATCACATACTACCAAGTAATCATATAAACCACGCTTAGCGATAAGGTCATTCATAATCTTCTCAATAGAACCCTTAAGTTCGTCACGAGTTAACTTGTCATTAGGCTCAAATAAGAACATCTTAGCAAGAGAATCAACTTGACTTCTGATATAAGAAACCAAACGCGATACATTAATTCTATCAAGTGCTGTACCAGACTTAGTTGTTTTGTTACCGTAGTTAACAAGTCCAGTTCCAGGAATGAATGTTAGTGGATTAACACTATTTTCATACAATGTGTCTCTTGAACCTTGACGTACTGCAGTTTGTGCAAATTCACCTTCGTCATCTAAGTAACCAATGGCACTAAGGTTGTCAATGTTTCCACGTCTAGTACCCGCTGGTGCTAACCAAGGATAAGATTGGTCATCACTTCTAATGATAGTTCTTAACATTGCATAACTCGGTGGAACAACAATAGCTGTACCTGTTAAGTCAGTTGTCTTGCCACTCGGATAAAACACACCTAAGTAGTTGTCATTAACATTTAGTCCATCATTAGTTGCTAAACCCGTACCACTATTATTAGTTGCCCAATTAATAAGGTCTGTTCCAGATTCTTTAAGTCTTAATGGTGAA